AGTTATCTATAACTTAGACATACATATATTATATATCTATAGTCTATATAGAAAATAGAAGATAGTCTATCTTAATAGTCATAACTAAAAGCTATGTTGTTTTCTATCAACATTACAAAACTATCTTAAATTACCTATTGACAGTATAAAGCAATACATCTATTCTACATACATAGACAGATTGTCTATACATCATAATCCTAACTATGAGGTGAAATATGAAGATGATTGACGAAGCAGTAAGCAGCTATGCACAAGGTATCTGGGATTCTTTACCTTCCAATATCAAACCATTAATCAACCAGGCAAACTATGACCTTTACTTCGGTCCAGTAGAAGAAGGGTTTGAGATGAACCAAGATGGAGATACATACCCTGGATTCGCTAAAGCATTGGACCTTATTTCAGAAGCATTGCCAAACATTCACGATGTCTATGTTGATGGTCTTTGCGGTGAAGTAATTGAATCCGAACCAGAAGCATATTTTGACGAAGAATTGCAAGAATGGATTGAACCAGAAGAATACTATCTTGTTGAATCTAAAGACATTCTAAAAGCATTACTCGGCAAAGAATTGTATCAATACATCTAACCTAACGAAGGATCAATAAAATGGCACAAACTCATGTTTTCCGTGGTACAGCACGGGCAATTCATACTACAGATGAAGGTAAACATTATGTTTATCACAAGACAGCAGTAGTGACGGTTCTATCAGATGGAGGGATAAAACTCAATTCTGGAGGATGGAGAACCAATACTACTAAGACAGCAATGAACCAGGCAAGCAATCAAGACGGTCTTGGTTTTCAGGTTTATCAAAGAAATTATGACTGGTTTGTAGAGTACAACGGCAACACTTTGCCATTCACCGACAACATGGTGCTGCAATGAATTACCAGGTGAAATATTCTGCTTATCTTTATTGGGCTGCGAAGCAGGGGTTAAAACCGCTGTCTTTCAATGCTTGGGTTCATGTAAACAAAGGAGGTACTTTGTATGTATAAAGAAGATACTTTGCAAGATAAGGTCATTATGACGGTCAGTTTGTTTGCCGTTATTCCTCTTATTTGGCTTTTAATGGTGTTGTAGGGCGTTTGTTCGAGTGACTTGAGGGGGTAGCATCACCCCTCTTTTTTTGAGGTCTTTATGCGTGTTTTAATCGCTTGCGAGTTTTCAGGCGTGGTTCGGGATGCTTTTGCCAAATTAGGGCATTACGCCATGAGTTGCGACCTACTCCCTACTGAATCGCCTGGCAATCATTACCAGGGCGATGTCTTAGACATCCTTGAGGATGGTTGGGACTTGATGATAGCTCACCCGCCTTGCACTCATTTAGCGGTGTCTGGTGCAAGATGGTTTAAGGATAAACAAGCAGAGCAAGCTGATGCACTCAAGTTTGTTCAAACGCTGCTTGATGCTCCAATTCCTAAAATTGCATTAGAGAACCCGATTAGCATTATTTCCAGCAGAATCAGAAAACCAGACCAAATCATTCAACCTTGGCAGTTTGGGCATGGTGAAACCAAAGCAACCTGTTTATGGCTCAGAGGGCTTAAACCGCTTACGCCTACGAACATCGTGTCTGGTAGAGAGGCAAGGGTTCACAAGCTACCACCCTCAGAGGACAGATGGAAGTTAAGGTCCAAGACTTTTCAGGGTATTGCTGATGCGATGGCACAACAATGGGGGAATTCCTAATCTATGTTTCTATACGATATCTATTCTGTTTCTATACCTATTCTGTTTCTATGTCTATTCTACTTAAACGACTATGGATAGAAAGAGAATAGGCGATAGTTCTACGAGGTATCTATTCTACGAAGTATCTATTCTTCGAAAAATATATATAGTCTATATATATATTATAGACATATAGTAGCATCTATGTATGCTTCACAAACGAATAAAGTAGTTGTATATAAATAATTCTTGTAGTAGTATCATTCTTGTATTAACCTTTTAACCTAACAGAGGGAGCATTTATGTCATACGCACGCCTATGTAAAGACTGCGACAACTTCATCGCTAAGCGGTTGGAGTGTTCACTTCACCACACCACCAGTCTAGTAACTGGTCAAGAAATCTATACCAACGCCCATTTGGTCAGGGACAGTATTTCCCTGTGCGGTCCTAATGGCAATTGGTTTGAGCCTGTCAAAGAGGATGCCGACCTTGATGATCTCTCAACAATCCCTTTCGGCAAATAACCCTAACAGGAGAAACACATGGTAACGAAACGCAAACCAGGCAGACCACGCAAGAATGTATCAGAGCAAGCAGAAACGCTCTTGCGCCTACGCAATCTAGTGGATAAGCAAGATAACCTCATAGCGCAAGCAAACGATCAGATCACCGATTTACGAGCATCAGTCGAGTTCTACCGTAAACAGGTGAATCACTTGATTGCTTTACTTAACATCCTAACCAAGGGGGCATGATGACTAGAGCAGAGATAGCACTATCCATCCTCAAATCCATCATTGAAGCTGACTGGAACTTGAACATCGGGGATACCTCTAAGATGACACCCGAGGAACAGGTTGACAAGTGGGAGAAGGTAGCCATTCAAAGGGCTTACCGCATGGCTGACCGCATTATTGAAGGAGGCAAAGATGGCAAATGATCGTGGGGACTTTGCACCAGAATTGCGGAACTCCGCAATTTGGTCTGGTGATAGCCGTAAAGTAGCCAATGGCAAGATGCTCGATGTAGTGCTAGAGAAGCAAGGCAAGAAAGAGCTACCCGACTTATCAGGAGTAGAAGCTGTGCAGATGGGTCATATCATGCAGCCATTGATCGGCAGACTAACGCAGGACAAGTTAGGGCTAGAGCTAAGAGATCACGACATATCTCTTGCTCACCCAACAGAGCCGTGGTTTAAATCACACTTTGACTTCATTGACACAACTGGCAAAGTATTAGTAGAGGCTAAGAACTACAACGCAGGAGTGCGTAACAAGTTCGACCCTGAAACCAATCGCATACCGCCAGCCGACTACGCCCAGTTAGTGCATGAAGCAGCGGTTCAAGGGGTGGATAGAATCATCCTTGCGGTTCTCTTTGGTGGTCAAGAGTTTCACACCTTTGAGTTCACCATCACCGAGCAGGAGAAGTTAGACCTGATACAGAAGATGGCAAAGGTTTGGGGCTATTGCCGAACCAATACGATCCCTGAAGCTGAAACCATTGAGCAAACCAAGATCATCTACCCTGCCGACAATGCTGGCGTAATTACAGCCACGCAACAAGTAGAGCAGGTGATCGGTCAACTCAAGCAAATCAAGGGTCAGATCAAGCAGTTAGAGGAATTAGAGGAAAGCCTAGAGGTTTCGATTAGAAACGCCATGGGCGAGAACGCAGAGATCAGGTCATTTGATGGTACTACCCTAGTGACTTGGAAGGCTGCAAAGGCTTCTAAACGCTTCTCAGCCGATTTATTAAAGCAAGGCTATCCCGACATCTATCAGCAGTTTGTTGTCGAGCAGCCAGGATCACGGAGGTTCTTAGTCAAATGATTGAAAAGCTCATAAAAGAATATCTTGGTTACATAACTCAGGACCACCACAAGCGCAGAGATATGGATTTTTCTATTGAAAAGCGCTGGAACTCAGGAGAGTTTATGGGTTACAGAGTTGTTCACGATGGCTATTGTCATGAAGAAATATCTAAATTTTTTAAAACTTATGCAGAAGCGGAAAGCCGTTTAGAGGATGTTTTAAAAATATGGATCAAAGAGGAAAAAGAACATGAACTCAATTGATATAGCAGTATGGCTTATGGCTGCCACAAGTGTCATTGACCTAGTGATTGAACTATCGGAGAGATTGACATGAGCAACATAGTTCCATTCCAAGAGATGCAGAGCATGGCAGAGGCTATCGCAGCTTCAGGCTTGTTCGGCATGAAAGACAAAAATAGCGTGTTAGCTCTTATGGCTGTGGCTCAGAGCGAGGGATTGCACCCTGCTACGGCTGCTAGGGACTTTCACATTATCCAAGGCAGACCAGCACTCAAAGCAGATGCAATGTTGGCACGCTTTCAAAACGCAGGTGGGAAAGTAGATTGGAAGGAGTACACAGATGACAAAGTTACTGGAGTTTTTTCACACCCCAACGGGGGCGAGCTTGCGGTTACATGGACTATTGAGCAAGCAAGCAAAATCGGCTTGGTTAAACCTGGGTCTGGATGGCAAAAGTTCCCCAGAGCGATGCTACGAAGCCGTTGTATTTCAGAGGGGATTAGATCAGTTTTCCCTGGATCTGTTACAGGGTTCTACACTCCAGAGGAAGTTGAAACTTTCACCCCGCCCAAAGACTTTGGAAAAGTAGATGAGGTCACAGGCGAGATCGCTGCTCCTGCTGAGCTAGTGGACATCGTTGAGGACATTCCTGATGCTCCTAAGATTCCAGGCAACGGCAACATCGGCAGCCACTTGCATAGACATCACCTCTATGTGCCAGGTAACGATGATCCTTATGCCAGCTACTTTAGTCTTGAGGATTGGATTTCTGGCTTTTGCGAACTCATTGATCGCATTGAGAAGTCTGACAAGTTTGATCGTAAAGAAAAGAATCACAAGTATGAGTTATTGCGTAGAGCTAACGATCAGTTCACACGCACCTGGAGTGGTGGTCAAACCGCTAAATTCTTAACAGCAGTTCAAAAAGTAAGGAGTATGTAATGGCTAATGGTCATATCGCCCAAATGGGTAAGGGAGTATTGTTTCAGAACACCGACAAGAAGCATGAGAAAGCACCTGACTGGAAAGGCACGATGCTGCTCTCTGAGGACTACAAAGCAGGACAAACCCTCAAGATTGCTGGTTGGACTAAGAACACGCCCAAAGGTCAGTTAATTAGCTTGTCTGAGGATAACTGGAAACCAAATCAAGATACTCAATATCCAAAGGAGGTCAATCGTGTCCAAGATGGTGATATTCCTTTTTAGTCTGTATCTGTATATCCTGCCAGCTAAAGAGGTTCAAGCAGCACAGAAATGTATTGTTGTGCCTGGCGGTGGTTTATGCTGTTGGAATCCTGATACTGAAGGTGTTTTCCCGCCCTTGTCCTGTCTATGATCTTTTTGAACTTGCCATTCCCTCCAAGTGTGAACTCGTATCGCACAGTCTATCGAGGGATGATGCGACTTTCAAAAGAAGGCAGGGCATTTAAGCAAGCAGTATCAGACTATGTTGTTGAATACCGAGTACCTAAATTAGGAGATAAGAAGTTGCGAATTTCAATGGTGTTGTTTCCCCGTGACAAGCGGAAGATTGATATTGATAATCGCATCAAATCTGTCCTCGATGCTTTGCAAGATGCTGGCGTATTTGACGATGATTTTCAGGTGGATGAACTGTCCATTGTTCGGGGTAAACCGATCAAAGGTGGGGCTATCCGTGTGTTGATAGAGGAAATACCCTCCACTAGCTCAGAGGTGAGTTCTCTACCAGAGGACTGTTAGGAAGGTGAGGCTGGCATCTTTCTGAGCAACCAGCCACTAACAAGGGGATAACATGAAACAAGTACCATACCGCACTAGGACTGGCGTAGAGATCGGCTCTAACTACCATCCTGATCGCAGACCGCCAATCTGTGATGACATGGAGCTAATTCAATCGGTGTTGCTAGGAAACTACAAGTCAGTTCGCAGGAAGAACTTTGAATTGTTTTTGTACTTTGCCACACTTGTTGGGGTTTTTTGGGCTGCCGTTGTCTTTGCTAGATGATTACTAAGCCGTTCAGTCAGAAGCTCCATGACGCTTGCGATCCGATTGCTAGGCGCAGCGTAATGCGTTGGCTAAAACAAGTGCATTGCCTCGATTCCATTCCTAATCCAAACAAATACAAGGTGGATCTAGTGGCTTTCAAGGACCTCATACCTCATTCGTATGTCGAGGTAGAGATGCGCTTGTGGCGTGAGCATTGGCACTATTGCCCATATCCAAGTATCCATGTGCCATTACGCAAGGAAAAACTCTTTCTGAACGACTTACCAACCTATATGTGCGTAGTCAATCAATACCTGAAATGGGCGTATTGGATCAATGTAATGGAGATCATTACATCGCCCATCATTGAAGTGCCAAACAGGGCTGTCAATCAAGGTGAGTTTTTCTACGATGTACCAACGGATAAATGGCGTTTATTTGAATTGGATGAACCATGGTAAGCAAACAAGAATTAATTGATTTTGAGAAAAAGGTAGCTGAGCATTGGGAGGCAGGGGATTTGCCCTACCTGATTCACTTATCAGGCGGTAACGAGGACTTTTTAATTGATTTGTTTACGGAGGATATTAAAGATGGAGATTGGATTTTCAGTACTCATCGGAATCATCATCACGCTTTACTTTCTGGAATACCCGCAGATGAGCTTTTGGCACATATTCTCGGTGGCAATTCTATGTTTGTTTATGACCGCAACCGTCACTTTTTTACTTCGTCTGTGCTTGCTGGCACTTGCGCTATAGCTGCTGGCGTGGCTTACGCCCTCAAAGAATCAGGCAGCGAGAACTGGGTGTACTGTTTCCTAGGTGATGGCGCTGAAGAGCAAGGGCATTTCTATGAAGCTGTGATGTTTGTAGAAGGTCAGGACCTACCGTGTATGTTCATTATTGAAGATAACGACAGGCAAGTAGATACGAGCTTTGAGGAGCGAAATCCAAACAAATTTAAGTTTGAAATGCCCTCTTGCGTTATTCGTAATAAATATAAAGCCACCTACCCTCACGCTGGTAACGGCACTAAAAAACATATTGTCTTTAAGGAGCGTAAATGAACAATGAACCAGTAGCGTGGATGTATCAAATACATGACATAACAGGATGGACTTGGGTTATTGACCAAAGATTGCCTGATTATGAATACAGAAACGAAAAGCCACTCTACACCCATCCAGCAAAGACACTAACAGATGAGGAAATACAGAAAGTACTGTTACCATTTTTAATAACTCAGGTTCAACCAAAACATCCAATTGAACCTTTTAATTACATTGCATTTGCTAAAGCAATACTAAGAAAGGCACAAGAATGAGCTATAAGGATGCTCTGATTAGGGGAAACACTTACCTTGCTGCTGATCCTAAGGTTCGGTTTATTGGTTATGGATTGCAAAAAGGGCGTGCTATGGGAACGCTCAAGAATGTGCCAGACAATCAGATTATTGAGATGCCAGTAGCCGAGAACTTGATGTTGGGCATGGCTATTGGTTTGTCTTTAATAGGCTTGCGACCAGTTGTTTTTATTGAACGCATGGACTTTTTAATGAATTGCATGGATGCGCTAGTCAATCATTTAGATAAGATCAAAGACATTAGCCAGGGCGAGTTTGATCCTGCTGTCATCATTCGCTGCGTAGTTGGTAATGTGAAAAAGCCTTTGTACACAGGGGCTACTCATACGCAGGACTTCTCTAACGCTTTGCGGGATATGATTAATATTCCCGTGTACCAGCTTTTAACCGAAAGCATGGTTAACAAGGGGTACGAATTAATTGATAACCGTAAGGAATCAGCCATCTTAGTGGAGTACAAGGACTTAATATGAGGCAAAACAAATACAGCGATTACAAGATATTTAACTTTCCAAAAAAGCTAAATTCTTTTGTGGCGGGGGAGATCACAGCACCGCTATATGTACGCATCAAGCCAATCAATTTATGCAATCACGGGTGCTTCTTTTGCGTTTACAGCACAGGATTTAGGGTTAAGGATGGTGGTCCTGAAGAACATATCATCAGCGGGATGCACGAAGATATGAATGAGAATGATGTCATTTCTACTGAGAAGATGATGGAGATCCTTGATGACCTGTGGAGCATGGGCGTGAAGGCTGTGACTTACTCTGGTGGTGGCGAACCTCTCATGCACAAGGATATTGTCAAAATCATGCAAGCCACGCTGGACTATGGCATTGATCTATCCATCATTACTAACGGGCAAAACTTAGTCAAAGATCGTGCCGAGGTGTTGGCTAAAGCTAAGTGGGTCAGGGTATCAATGGACTACACCGATGGCGCTCAAATGAAACGCTTTAGGAATGTTCCTGAAAAGAGTTTTAATAGTGTAATCAATAACATACAGAACTTTGCTAAGATCAAGAATGAAGATTGCGACTTAGCAGTTAACTACATTGTTCATCAAAATAACTGCGATAACCTCTATGAATTTACCGAAATACTTAAATTTGCTGGCGTTGAAAATGTCCGTTTTTCTCCTATGTACACGCCTGACTTTTATGACTACCATTCGAAAATCGCAGAGAAAGTTAACACGCAGCTTGCTCAGATTCAAAATCTGGTAGATAGCAAGTTCAGCGTCAATTCAACTTACAACATCGAGCCAGGTAGCTCACACAGCAATATCAGGTCTTACAAGCAATGCTACATCATGCAGACCGTACCTGTAATTGGGGCGGATCAAAAGGTCTATGCGTGCCATAACAAGGCTTTTGACAGTACAGGGTGCATTGGATCAATTAAAGATAAGCGTTTTAAGGACCTGTGGTTTAGCCAGGAAACAAAAGAATATATGCAGTCATTTAACGCTAAGCATCGCTGTATGCACGAATGTTCTAATGACCGCAAAAACATCATTATTAACCAGGTGTTAGATGCCAGCACCGATAACTTTGTATGAGGAAATTATGAAAAAAGTCTTTGTAGCAACTCCGATGTATGGCGGTCAATGTGCTGGCTTTTACACTCAATCCGTTCTTACTATGTCACAAGTATTTGCTCAGCATGGTGTTGGCTTATCGTTTAGCTTTATGTTCAATGAGAGCCTGATTACACGGGCTAGAAATGCGTTAGCACATCAGTTTTTAAAGACAGATAACACGCACTTGATGTTTATTGATTCAGACATTCGCTTCTTTCCAGAACACATTATTCCGATGCTCGATGCTGATAAAGAGATTATCTGTGGCATTTACCCTAAAAAAGAAATTAACTGGACTACAGTAAAAATGGCTATGGATAAAGGTATTCCCGAACAAGACTTGAGATACCACACAGGAAGTTTTGTAGTGAACCTAGTTGGCTACGCTGGTGAAGTCACCGTTCCAATCAAAGATCCTGTAGAAATCTTTAATGGAGGTACAGGATTTATGCTGATTAAGCGTGAAGTTCTGGAAAAACTAGCTGAAAAAGTACCTAGCTATACCAATGATGTTGGCGATCTTAGCGGTAATATGCAACAAAACGAGCAGATTAAAGAGTTCTTTGCTACCTCTATTGAGCCTGAAACCAATCGCTTATTGTCTGAGGACTATCATTTTTGCCGTGAATGGCGTATGGCTGGCGGTAAAGTTTGGGCAGCGCCTTGGGTACAGCTATCCCATATTGGGACTTATGCGTTTGAGGGTAGGTTAATTCCTACTGCTTAACGGCAACCCCAACGCCTACGAGCAGCCTTTCCTCTTTCCCCCTTCCAATTCTTAGACCTTGCGCAAAATGATTTATGCCGTGGTCCTGATTTGGTTGGGGCTTTCAGCTTTGATCCTGTTGCTTTATTGTATTTCCTTCTGCCTTTTTCTGTTAGACCACCGCCACGGGAAGCAGGTAGCTTCTCACCACGACCAACCGACAGATTTACATTCTTAGGCATGGGCAATCATCCTCTCAGCGTTTTTCTTCACTTCTTCTACTCTATTTAACCATCCTTTTTCAAATCGTGGTTTGTTGAGGCTTTGATAGAACTCGATCTTTGCTTTAGAAAACTTGTCCAACAAATCGCTAGGATCATGCTGTCGAATAAGTGCCTGTGTAATAGAACCCAAAACGCCATCTGGCTCTGCGCCAACTGCCTTTTGTAAGGTTTTGATACATCTTCTAACACCTGCATTAACGGCAAAGTCAAATACAGCATAGTCAACTCCTTTGGCAAAAGCATCGCATCCAGCAGGATTCCAATACTTTTCTTTGTAAAAAGGCTTAACCATCAATGGGGTTAGCTCTTTCATTTCTTTCACATTGACAGCACGCCCTAAGTATTCTGACCAGGCTTTAATGGTTACGCCAAGGTTAGTAGCGCCTCCGCTATCTTCAGGGTCTTGAACGAATCCTCCCTCGCTCTTGAGAACTAGGTCTAAAGAAGGTTGGAAGTTTTCTGTCATTTAATTATTTTGTCGTATTGGCTGTAACAGGCTTCGAGGGCTGTGCGGAGGATGTCGGCTCTGGCAGCTTCCCGTTCAAGAAAGATTGCATCCTCGGCATAAAGGGATCGCCCAGAGCAACTTTGTCCATCTGTGGGTATCTCTGCTGGTCTGGCGGGGCGCTTGCGCAACTCTGTAATAGCATCAACGAGCTTATTGTTAATATCAGCAATCTTGGCATCTTTGTCCTTCCTAATCTGATCTGTCTGCGCTTGATGTTCAGCTTCTTTCTTACGGCTATTTTGCTCTTGTTCTAGCTTGTAAGCATTAAAATTTGCCTTTTCCCACTTATAACCCACACCTACGCCACTACCGAAAGAGATCACTAATGCTACCGCAGCACCGATTAAGACATAAGGATTCAAACCAAACATATCAATCTCTCATTGGTTGACTAGTTATAAAACGAAGTATAGCCACAATAATTCCGATAACCACAAGCAGTACACCGTAATACTTAGGATCAATGATGTTTTGCAGATAAGAGAAATTGTCATACAACGCTCCGAATACCACTAAAAGAAACGAGAACCACATGGTTCTCGATTTCATTATGCGTTTACAAACCTTCGCCTGGCGTGATGTAAACATCTGGAGTTCCTGATTCGCAAATGACGGAAATCTGTACATTGGCGTTTGCTGACACTTGTGGTCCAGTAATGATTGAAACCACATTGGCTGGTACAGGAATAGCGTAAGCAGAACCTACAGGCGCAGCCACATTGACTGGTGAACCAATTGGGCTGATCCAGACATAAACAGGCAATCCAGAGTGATTAGCAATACGGTATTGATTTGCAGGGCTATCGGAATTGATACTTGCATTGTTAGCAGCCGAGCTACTAGCAACAAGACGAACCGTCTTGCCCATCGGTTGAAAGGCAATATTGTTAGCCATTTAGCAAATCCTATTCTTTTCTGGTTTTGTTGTTGAAGAATCTTTAGTGTTGGTATTGCCGTTAAAGTTCCAAACAGCAGTAAACCCTGATGGTGGGCGCTTACCTGATTCGTGGTGATTTACACCGCCAGCGCTGCCATCACGGGGCAACTGAGGGCGTATTGACTTAGCAATCTGTTGATTGACTTCACTCGGTCTTTTCGCTTGTTTCATTTTTGTTCCTCTCTTTGGTATTGACTACAAGATAACTGAATACTACGAATATGGCTAGTGTTGTTACTCTTTCCCACATGGGATTCCACATGGTCCATCCACACATGATGCTCGATGCCAGCAAAGCCAGTATCGTAATCAAACGGTCTGAGATGACGGCTAACGCCAAGCGAATTAAAGTTACAGCATCCATAATATCCCCTAGAAAGTAAACTATTCATAGTTTAACCTTCTTCATCATCTACTGCAATAAATCCACTACCCCATTCATCATCACTTATCTTTTGCTTTAGCTTTTCGATGTTTATTGCACGGTCAATCACCTTACATTTATCGGTAAGGGAAGCCATATCATCAGCCATAACAGCCACTAGCAGCTTGCTAACGGCATCTTCTAACTCTGGATTTAGACCTTTTTGTTTTTTACTCATTTTCTTTCACTAGGTCCAATAACTTCTTCAATAGCGGGTACTGTGCCTAACGCCTCGCCCAACTTCTGTGGTGTTGTGCCACGCTGTGCATAGCGCTGAGCTGCACGGGCTTGACGAGTTCTTAGCGGTGTTCCAAGGCTTCTGATGGCAGCAGATATAGGACCATGAGTTCTAGTGGTCTTTTCAATAACGGCAGGAATATCACCGCCTGTACTTTCCCATCTTGCTTTTAAGCCTAATTGACTTCCAAGCATCCCTAAATTGTCAATATCTTGTGGATTTCTACGCAATGCAGCTTTATCACCTAACTGATTACCTAGTTTTTCTAAGCTGATATTGCCCTGTTTAATACCGCCTGAGTTGTACAAGTCCTCAAGAATCACGGTATTGCGATATTTTGGTCTTAAAACATCTAAAGTTGCTTTTAATCCAGGATTTTTAGATTCAACAGCTTCATCTAATTTATCAACTAAATCATAGATTTCGTGGGCTTTACCACGATCTGAGCTGGTTCTAGCGGTTTGAGTAAGAGCATTACGCAAGCGTTGTAAGTCATCACCAGCAATCTTGCCAGTCTGGATGTTATTCAAAATAGAATCAGCAGCAGAACGAACCGCTGGCACACCACCAAAACCAAGTTGCTGTTCGTAGTAACTTAAATTTTGTAAAAATGTTGCAGCGCTAGGGTCAATAGCAAACTCTTTACCTTTATAAACATCATCAAATTCTTTTCCTAACTCTTTGATTCTGCTACGCAAAAATGGTTCAGTAATCTCATCAACAGATTTTCCAGTGCCGTTACTAGCCAATCTGTTTGCAAGAGTTTGATTTTGTTTGGCAAATCCAGCAGCGCCCTTTTCTGCTACAGGAGCGTCAGCACGGACTTGTGATGGCGATAGTTTGAATCCAAGACGCTCTGCAATACCCGCAATGCGCTCACCTTCTTGTGTTGTACCACCCACCATTTTGCCAACACCACGGTATGCAGCAGGAGCGAGCATGGCAATATCAGCGCCAACTTGACCAACGGTTTGCATGGCTTCCGTTCCTCTTGCTGGCTTGAATGTTTCGCTTGTGCCTTTACGAATCTCAGCAGCAGTAGGAAAGGCTTGACCTTCACCGCCTAATTTTTCGCCCTTACCGCTAGTAGTAAAAAATTCCTCAATCTCTCCAGGTGCGCCTAACAGTTCTGTACCAGCGCCATAAGCCATGCCGTACATTTGTTGTGGAAAAGATGGATTTCCAGGGCGTTTAGCAATGGATTTACTTGGTCTTTCAATCAGCTCTCCACCGTATTTTGAACCGCCTTCGCTTACTGGTTCTATAGGTTCACCGCCAAATTTACTGGTCATTTTGCTGGCTTTCTATAAAGTTTTCCATCTTCATAATATTGCTCTCCAGGCTGTAACGCATCGTATTCAGCTTGATTTCTTACGGTTTTGATGTTTGCTTGAGGCGCACGAACATAAGGATCTTGTTTTACTGGCTCACCGCTAATTTTTTGCAAAATTTCTTCTGGAGTTGCATAACGCTCAACTTTTTTCAGCAACATTTCATTGTTGCGCTTTTGATCTTCTGTATAAGCAGGGGCAACTTCAACAGCAGCCTTGAGCTTTGCGACCACATCAGCAAACTTAAATGCAGCAGTTTCATAAGAATCTTGAGGTGTAGCCAAGTATAGATTTTTAAGCTCTGTAATCTGGCTTTCATTAGGTTTGTAGCCACCGTTCATTACATAAGCTAATTCAAGCGCCATACCGCCAGCAGCAGCGTTATAACGCAATTGATCTTGGCTAGTCATCTTTCTACTAATGTTTGCAAGGGCTTCGGAAGTCATTGTTCCTTTTCCTACAACACCACCTAAACCGCCTTTTCCAATATCAATACCGATGTTTTCCATCAATTCAAGAGAACGCAATGTTTCATTAGCAGAACGGATAACGGTGTTTTGGAAGCGCTCATTAATAGCTGACTTAGAACCGCCACCTTTACCACCACCTAAGGCTTTAGCGGTCATCTTATCTAAGTTAATGGTGTCTTTTATAGACTGGTCTAATATTTTTAATACAGCTTCAGGACCTTGTTTGTCATAAACAGCCTTTAATAGCTTGGCATCATATTTAGCCAAGGTTACTTCCATGCCAGCACGGGCTTCAGCCATATCGTATGGAATACGCTTGTAAGCAGCTTCAAACTCTTTAACTAAAGCATCTTGTTTAGCTTTTAAAGTCTGCATATCTTTATCAAACTTGGCTTTTTCACGATCAAAAATATCTTTACGACCAGCTTGATACCCTTGCATCATGCCAGCCATAGCGTTTACAGCGCCAATACCTGATAAACCACCTTGACCACCAACTACAGATCCAACTACAGCGATAAGGCTTGCCATAGTTCCAAGTGTCAATAAATTATCTTGTGTAGGCTGAAACTCAGGAATCTGCATTTGAGCCAATTTCTTTTTGCGCTCATCATCTACTTTTTTAAACGCTTCTGCTTCTTGAATAGCGTATTGACCTTTGGCTTGGGCTTGACCAATAGTTTTTTGTTCTGCTGCTTGAGCTTCTGCTTGTTGAGATTTTAATAGTTGTTCTGCCACTTGGGACTTTAATCCCATTTTTTCTCTAACTGTCTTGGCTTTTCTGTCTTGCTCCAAAATCTTAGTTAAATCAGGGGCAACACCAGTGATGGGAAGTTCTGCACCGCCACCCTTAGGCTCTCCAGACATTTCTTTAAGAATGTCAGCTTCTTTTTTTTCACGCTCTGGGCGTGTTTGTTCCAACTGTTTTTTAAACAAGTCTTGAGATTCGTTAGGATTAGTAGCCATATTACGGTGTTATTCCAGTTTGTCGTTGAGCAGCCGTAGGAGCATTAGTTCCTAAGGTTTGGAAAATATATGGGCTTAACATACCAGCTAATTGAGTATAGAAGTTGGCATTAGCTTGTGTAACCGCTTGTTGACCTGATAGACCAGTTTGAATAGCTTGCAAGGCATAATTATCGCCAATTTGGCTAACTGCAAGTCCTTGATTAAATTGATTTTGTAATAAACGATCAGTCAAATCGGCAATAGAATTAGCATATTGCAACACGCCAACACCGCCTCTACGCTGAATGTTTTGAGCAGCTTGGGCACGGGCAGCATTAACAATTTGTTGGTTAGCAGCAGACAACTCACCTTTTTCAGCAGCACGCATTAAATTAGTGCCACGAATTTGGTACGGAGCAGCAATTGCTTTAACTTCTTGAGCAGCTTGTTTTGCTTGCTCAGCAGCCTGAGTACCAGCAGTTTGCTGTTTTTTAGCTAAAAGACCACCAATCAAACCAGCAGCAGCAAGACCCATCAATGCGTCTTTCCAATCTTTACCTGTCTTTTTAGCTTCTTCTTCAACTTTCTTTTTATCTTCATCAGACAATGCTTCAAATTGTGCTTCTGGAGATTCACCAGCAGCAATACGCTGTAAATCAGCAGGGCTATAGGTTATGGGCGCATAAACGCTGGCATAATCTTGACCATAAATACCACCAGTAGGAAGTGTTTGCCCCATAGATCCAGGATAAGCAAAGCCTTCTTGTGATGCTTGCATAGGATCATAAGTTGCTGGAAGCGCTCCAGGTGTGTAGCCTAATTCACCGTAAGTAGGACCGTAAGCTGGCGTGTAGCCCATCTCAGCATAGGTAGGACCAATATCTCCACCGCCTTCATAAGTGTATTGAGGTGTGTAACCTAATTCTGCATAAGTAGGACCAGCTTGTTCGGCTTGAGTATAAACAGCGCCAGGATCTACTGCGGGTGCGGTATCATAACTAGCTGGAGCTGGAGATACATCTACAGAACCAGTATCAACAAAATCACCATCATCAAATTCAGGCAATCCAGTAGCAGGGTTAATACTTCCACGCCCACCTCTGCGTTTTAGTAAAGCAGCTTCTTTAGGAGTAATGTGAGCAAGAACCGAATCTTTACCACGCCCTTTAGAACGCAATAATTCCGCCAATGCTGGCAGATCAGTTTTTAATGAACTGGTTAATTTATTTGCCATTTTAAGATTCCTCTGGTTTTACCCGCAACGATTCAATATTCCATACTGTTTGCTGTTTACCACCTGTTTCAGGGCTAAGCGATTCTCCACCAGCTCCATAACCACCTGTTGACCCTGTACCAGACTGAGCGCCACCAACATTAAGAGCTTGACCTAATGCAGCAGATCCTACGGCAGGATAGTAACCACCTCCGCCTCCACCGCCTAATGAGCGTGAGCCTGTAGTTGGTAATCCTCCAGCGGAAGTTTGACGAGAGGATGTTCCGCTAACTTGTGATGCTGGAGTAGAAGTTGGAAAATAACCAGCAATTTCTTTGGATAAATAAGGACCTGATAAAGCTGTAAGTGTCTTTGCTTCTCTAGGAGTAGCTCCGCCTTCTTGCAACAATTCACTTATTCCTGAGGTTGCTAACCCTGTTATTCCACCAATTTCACCACGCCTTAGTGCAGTCTGCAAGTTTTGACCAGAAAGCTCAGCTTGAGTAAATCCTCTAGTAAATCCTCCAGCACCAGCGCCCCCAATTCTTCCAGCAGTAGCAGAATCGGTTGCTCCAGCAATACCAGTAGGTTCAATCACTTGTGATGGTGGAGGTGTATATCCCAGTTCAGCAGCCGTTGGTCCTGCTTGTCCAGGGGCTTCTACACCACCGCCAACTTCTCCACCAACATAACCCGCCACAGCTCCAGAAGCACCACCAATAGCAGCAGCTTTTAAAATAGCTTCAGCATCTCCACCAGCAGCAGCAGTATTAACAGCGGAAGATGCTGCGCTAGTAGTAGCACCACCAAGGGTAGCTAAAGTTTCCATAGCGTAACCAGCTTCTACGGCAGCAGCAGCGGTATCAAAACCTAAAATAGCAGCACCTACTTCAGGTCCAGCAATAAAAGAAACCGCTACAGCAACAACATCAGTAATAATTTCGGTAGCTGAACCCATTACAAAGCTCCCTCATCTAATAATTGCTGAGTTAATCTGCCAGCAGTTATTCCTTTTGCCAAAATACCGTAATCAACAACGCCTTTTTGAACATCTTTTTCAGAAATTAAATTAGATTTAATAGCCTGTTCAATCACCATTGGATATAAAGATTTGTCTTTAAGCGCCATTTCAGCCATTTGACCAGCTTGAACAATCCGCATAGGATCTATGCCAACTTGCTGAACAATTCTACGCAAATCATTTTTAGCTTTTTCTACAGGATCTTTTTGCTTGGGTTTTCCTTTTCTGGCAACAGCTTCCATCACATCTTTTTCAATGTCTTTTTGTTGCGTTGCATCAAAATCCGATTTTTTCTGGGGGGCGGGAGAGATTGGCTTAAACATATTAGTGTAGGTTAAGGGCAGCAGCTATCTGTTGATGAATGTATAAATGGGATGCTAACCAATCGTAAAAATCTTCCTGTACATTGAAGTCCACATCCAACATATTGAACGGATTATTGAGGTTTAGCAAGTTAGCAAACGCCTGATGTTCGACCTGATGAGCCAATAACCAGTCATCTAAATTGTTCGGATTAGCGTCTGAAATAGGGAAAGCGGGTACTGTAATGCCCTTTGCAAGGAAAGTATCCCTAAATAACAGATGTTGTTGACCATTAACAAACAAGAAGTCGTTTAATGATTCAACATTTCCAAATTCAACGGTAGATAGCGTCTGGAAGTCCATATTAGTGTAGTTTGAAAGCAATAGATACTAAAGCTGCCACAATAAAACCAGCCGAAGCCACCAAAATTTGTTCAATTCTTTTTAATCTAGCGCAAATGCTGTCATAGCGAAGTTCACACACCGCTTCGTGGGTATTCAGACGAGCTTTGGTTTCGTCAATTAGGAGGTGAGTAGTATCGGCATTAGACGGCATAGTACGGGATCTTCACATTCACATTGTTGACATTGGCAATGATGTACCCCGCAGGAATAAGCATCATTGTTGCTGAAGCAAAAGTAGCATTGGCAGCCGTGTTGGATGTATAGCGATTGGTCGTTAAGTTTTCCGTACTTCCAATAATGGTCACATTGGCTAAAGTTAAATTTCCAAGGCTAGTTGTGGTAGAACCTAAAGTAACAACGGTATTACCAATGGTGGCGCTAGAGTTGGCTAAATAGCTGTTAGGGAATGTGCTGGCAACGCTTTGAATGTTAGCGTTCTGTAATGCCAAATTTCCTACATTAGTTACGGTGCTGCCAAGTGTGACAACAGTATTTCCAATGGTTGCTGAGTTATTTGCAAGAAAGCTATTAGGAAAAGTTACCGCCACATTAGCCACATTCAAGTTAGCCAATCTAAGGTTAGATATGACTACTGAGCTATTGATGTTGGGATTAGGATAAGTACCAGATAGCTGACCTCCAGCATTGCCAGTAGGTGCGCCAGCGACAAATCCTGTGACTTGCTGAATGGTAATGATTGCTGAAGGAATAGCGGGTACTGGAGAAGATGCTCCAGCATACAAAAGTTTAACCCCTGTATCAGCCGTACTCCACATTAACTGAACATTGTCACCAGCATTAAATTGCTGAACATAATTCCAAGCAGCGATTGTTTGGGCAGAAGTTCCTTGAACGGTGACTTCACCAGCAGAAGCGGGTACATCCGTACCGTTTACTCGTAACCAAAAAAACGCTAATCCTGTGTTTCCAGTTGTTTTATCTAATTGAACAGAGAATTGATAGTTATAAGTTCCAGCCGTAATAACGGTGATATTTGATCCAGAATAAGTAAATCCGTTGGTTGCTGGATCAGAATTATTAACGGTTACACCATAAGCCGTATTGATAACGGTAGCATTTTGAGTGACATTGGAATACCAAGAACCCCAGTATCCTGGAGCTGGCACGCCTGATCCGCTGATCGTTACATTGGCTGCTGAGATAACACGACCAGTAGCATCAACGCTAATGGCTGGTACAGAAGTGCCGTTTCCGTATGTTCCCGCTACGGTAATGTTGGCAAGCGATACCACGCCCGTACTTGTAATCGGGCTAGGAGTGGTATTGATTTGACCAGAAGTACCGCTGATCGAGGTTACTGTGCCAGAACCACCACCTGCTCCACCAGAAACGACCTTGAGAACCATGTCTTAAACTCCATCGCCAGGGGTAATGTAAATAGTTGCATTAGCCGTACTTGTACCCGTAAAGTAGGCGTTTGGTACAAAAGTCAAAATCTCATCCGTTCCAGCAAGTAGCGGAAAGGCTTGTCCAGTAGAGGTTACATTGGCTGAAAACGCTGTAGCATTAGCAGCATCAACACCGTATCCTAAAAATACAATAGTAGAACCTGCATTAATGATGCGATATTGATTGCCACCCAAGGTGCTTGATAAGCATTGAACAGGTGTAGGAGCAGATACGCCAGCCGTAAAGGTGACAGTATTTCCCGTTTTACTAAATGCGTTAATTCCCATTATTAAGCTCCTGGAGGTGGGGTTGTTGTCCAAGCAACATTAGGATCATCCCAATACCAAACTTGACCGTCATCTGGTGCAGGTCCAGGTGGATTTGGCGGATTCCATAAATAAGTAGATGCATCTAAAATCCAACTATTAAATACACCATAACCGTTTGATGGGCGTGGCGCATAAAAAACTCCCACTACACTATCAATAACTACTGAAGTGTCATAAATATAACCAATACCAGCATAATTAGCACGAAAAGGTATTCCTCCATCTGGAGTTTTGGGGGGTGCAGGAGGACTTGGTGCGTAATGAACATTTCCATAAGTGTTGTATGAGGTTTGCACCCATAAACTTGGAGGACCAACATATCCAGAATTAATAAAATCTTGTTCAGCAGAAATTACTTCTGTTACTGTGTAAATAGAAGAATTTGCGGTTGGTTGAATTTTTGCAAAATAAGACATAACTTTCCTTACGCTGTATAAGTTCCAGAACTTGTGTATTTAATAATAGTGTTTGATCCGCTAGTAGTGACAGTAGGACTTCCTGTAACCGTTCCAGTATAGTTTGCAGTAGGCACAGACAAAATAACTACGCCAGAACCACCAGCACCACTAGTTGCGTTATCTGAACCACCGCCACCAGCGCCAAGATTAGCCGTACCGTTACCACCAGGATTTGTTCCTTTAGCGCCACCTGCGCCACCTCCGCCAGAACCACCAGCACCTCCAGGAATAGAGTTTCCAATATTTGATGCACCACCTCCGCCACCACCGCCACAATATGTAACAGATGATCCAGTAATGCTATTAGAGGTACCAGCACCGCCTACACCACCTCCGCTGCTTGTTCCTCCAGCACCACCAGTATTGCTACCACCGCCACCACCTCCGCCAAAATCATTACCATTACCGCCACCTGTACCGCCATTAGTTCCTTGACCAGCAGTACCCGTTCCGTTAGGAGATCCATCTCCTGCGCTACCTCCGCCAGAACCACCATTACCGCCACCGCCTGAACCTCCAGCGCCACCACCAACTGCTGTGGTAAGCGGTATTAAAGCATTTGGAATAGAAGAATCAGTACCAGAACTTCCTGCTGAACCAGAACCAGATGAAGCTCCACCTCCACCTACTGTAATTGTGTAGTTATAACCAACTATTAAACTGGTTGTTCCAGTAACATAACCTCCAGCGCCACCACCTCCGCCACCACGATCAACTCTAGAACCTCCAGAACCTCCGCCAGCAACAATTAAATATGTTGCGGAATAAGATGGCGCAGAATTTCCAACAAAATAGCTAGAGCTTGTAAATGTGTGAATAACATTTCCGCCAGAAGTGGTTACAGTTCCCCCAGTAAATTTTTGAGGACTTGCATAAGAAATAATAACTACACCAGATCCTCCAGATCCACCATTAGGGCTATTGCCCGCACCAGTACCACCACCACCACCTCCAGTATTAGCAGTACCATTACCACCAGCAATACCTCCGCCAGATACGCCAGCACCTTGAGATGCGCCACCTGTGCCGCCACCTCCTGCTCCACCAGAAGCACCAGCTTGAGTACTATTACCACCACCACCTCCGCCACCACCAGCGTAAGTTACAGATGCTCCGCTTATAGAGTAAGCGCTTCCATTTCCACCAGCGCCACCTCTAGTAGAAATACCAGGTCCACCTACTGCACTAGCTCCACCACCACCACCACCGCAACGGCTTGCATTTATTCCGCCATCGTATCCTTGACCAGAAGTTCCCGTTCCTTGTGCGCCACCTCCATCTCCACCAGCGCCACCTCCTGAACCTCCATTTCCAGCACCTCCAGCGCCTTCAGAAGCACCAGCACCACCGCCTATAGCAGTTAAAGAAAATACTGTAGTGTTTGATCCATTAGATCCAGGAGCAGCGCCAGAACCATTGCTTGCTCCGCCAGAACCTCCACCGCCAATCGTAACAACATAAGAAGTTCTTGGGTTAGCAGTTGTTGTGCCATACAAAAGACCACCAGCACCAGCACCACCACCTCCGCCACCAGCACCATTAGTTGATTCGCCACCACCACCACCACCACCGCCAGCTACCATAAGATAGGTAACTGATACATTGGAAGTGGCTGCGGATGAATTAGCCCAACCAAAAGCACCTACAGCAGCAGCACCGATTTTAGATAAGCGTGGCATTAACTAAATCCTATTTGAATTGAGTTTGGCTTGCAAAAACATTGTAAGTATTGGTACTTGTTTTGATAATGACATAGCTATAACAATCAACCGAGTTGGCATTTCCGCTAGTTGGCGCTGATCCGCCCTGCCATTTCACATTAGTTGCTGCACCATCAATAGTGACATTATTATTGTAGTAAGCAGTAGGTCCTTGGCTTGCCAATACCGATGCCGATAAAGATGCGTTAGTTGCCATTACAGTATTTAAAGTAGTGGCTGAATTTCCACGGAAATTAATAGTCCAGTTGGCAGCAGCATTAGATGTTAAGTAATAAACCACATTAGACAACACATCCACATTGATTGTGCCGTTAGCAGCCGTGGCAGTCACATTAGCTGTTTCCTGAATTTCAGTAATTGTAGCGTTAGTTAACGCCAAATTTCCTACTGTAGTAGTGGTATTCCCTAATCCAACAGAAGTATTACCCAGGGTAGCGGGAGTATTAAAGTTTGCATCTAATTGTGTCAGCGGAATAGCGGTTGTCGCTGATCCGAATACATTTGGAACGCCCATTAGAACCTCACTCTCAATTCATGTTCAAATTCATAAGTGTTAATCACAAAACCAGCCGAATTGGATCTTTGGGTTAAACCTAGGTATTTACCCCATTGCATTGCATCCGACTTGTACAATTGATACCCCGTTCCGCCTACCCATGATATTACTGTGTTGTTGACATTCTGCCAAGGGATAGTCGTATTACTATTGTTGTACCAGGTAATGACATTTTGCAGGTCATAAACTGGTGAAGATCCATTTTCTGAATCTACAGTTACATTTAAAATACCGCCTTGACCAAGGGTAGCCTCAATACCAAATTTAAGCGCTTGCTTAGTACGGATTGGATCACTCAATGGTAATAAAGCGGTTTGAACAATACTGCTAATAGAGTTAGAAGTATCGTTATAGAGCTTGAAAAGAGTATCGTTTGCCACGCCATAAAGGGCTATTTTTCCGCCAATAGGTACAGAAGTAACATATTTAAGGTCATTACCCTGGCTGGTCAAAAACCATTTTTTCTCAAAAAATACCGCTTGAATATACCGATAGCTATTACTAAATAGATTATCGTAATAACGGAAATTAAATGCAGCGCACAAAATGTTGTTAATCAATACCTGACCGCCATAAATCGGGCTGTTAAAGTCAATGTATTGGAACATTCCGTCAAGCGGATCGGAAAGTTTAGAAGTAGTAGAACCGACTAAAGCGTACACGCCATAATCGTTCATAAACAATACTGAACGGAAGTACGGGAAAATAGCGTTTGCACGCTGAGAACCAACGGATGCGCTCACATTGGTATTGGTAAATATAGTAAATCCATTGGTGTCCACTCGTACATCAGAGAACACATTGATTGAATCATCGCCAAAAATGTACAAGAAGTTATTAGCAGATAGCAATTGCTGGATGTTTCCGTGCAGCGTACTGTCCGTAATGACTACCGTTCCCGCTGAAACTGAGGTAAAGTCAGTTGGAGATATAGATGCGCTATAGGCTACAGTACGCCCATAAGCCACCCAAACACGACCAGAAAAGGTTGCAACACCCACATTAGGCTCGTTATTAATAACGGCTTTTAAATTAGCGCCAGAACCCCCGCCACCGCTGATTGTGGCTGTGATATTGGCGTTATTAGTATAGTTTTGACCATAGTTTGTCATCACTACTACTTGAACCGCATTGTTACGCACAATCGCTGTTCCTGCTGCGCCAGTACCGCCACCGCCAGCTACAGTTACAGGTAGCGTTCCGTTGGTGTATCCATTACCGCTATTGATAACCGCAATTGCTACAGTACCTTGTTGGAATGTGGCAATTTCAGCCAAGGCAGCAGCTCCACTTCCACCACCGCCACTAAAGGTCACTACCAAATTGGCAGCATTGGTATAGCCTGATCCAGCATTAGTCAAACTAACAGAAGTAACGGCATTACCAGAACCAGCCACACCAATTGAGCAAGTAGCGGTAGCTTGTTCTCCACCAGGTTCATCTGGACCAGAAATGGTAACTGTAGGCACGCTGGTATAGCCAGATCCCACATTGGTGAGCGCAATTAAACCAACTGAACCAACGGTTAAGGTGACATTACCATCCCAAAGATAAAGACCTTTTTGCCTATCTAAAATGAATACCTTGCTATTGTCATACTGAGCAGTTTCAATTCCAGTACCAGAAAAGTATCCAGGAGCAGCAATATTGCCTTTTACACCATTGGTAATGTTGTAATACTGAGCCGATCCATCAGCGCCAAACTGCAAAACAAAATCTCTAATATCAATATTTGCAGAAGATAAATGAATTGTAGAGCTTGAAAAGGTGACATTATTGCCACCGCTTTTAATTACAGATTGGACTGGCGTAATGCGTAAGTTACTGTTTCCAACTGGCTGTGCGTTTTCTAACCAGGAAAACTCATCCTCTCCGATGGCGGTTCGGTTAGCCTTGGTATTTAACCCTTTAAAGGCTTTAATGACCTGATATGACTTTTTCTGTTCCGCTGCTGCCATGTTTAGTAAGGTGAACTATAAACGCTAGGAATCCTACGGGTAAATGTACTATTGAGAATAGATCCAATCTGCTTCTCATATTGTTGCTTGTAAATTTCAGATTCGCCAAAACTTTGCTCATAAAACTTAGCCAAATATGCAGCATAGAATTTGACAGCCGTTGTATAAGGATCATTAATGACATCGGTAGCGTTGGGCGTGCTTTGCGACAAAGGATTTGGCAATACCACGCAATCTACTTCAATCTGGTAAATCTGATCTGGAACAGGTCCAATAAAAATTTGTTGTTGCCCATAAATAGAGAACGCTAATGGTCTGCCTATGTAGTTTTGCCAAAAGCGTAAACGAGCATTAAAGTCAGTCCAAGAAAGATAATCCATCGGTACACGAGTGTTACCCCAATACAGATTGATATTAACCACATCCAGAACAGTAGTGCCATTGCTAGGAGCAAG